TAATAGCGTAATCTGACGGAACACCTGTAGGATCGTATTCATCAGACCATCGAACCGTATAAGGGTACTTGTTACTCCCAGCCTCATATCCAGCCATAATCAAAAAAGACTTATAGGGTTTGAGGCAATGAGTTCTTACGCTTGAAGGCCAAGCTAAAAGGTCTTGAAAACGAGACTCTGATGGCTGCATGAATTGCGGTACGTCACTGCCATTATTCATCATCAACGCTGTACCTAACTGCTCTGATTGCCAACGAGGGCTGTTAGTGTAGTTGGTAGCATCAGATGTCTTTGTTACATTGGTTTGAGTAGACCCGTTGAATCTAAATATCTTGTTTAGCGTGCCAATGACGACAGTGTTGTTACCAGCAAATAACCAACCGTGGATGTGCGTAGGCGCTACGGTCGTTGTAAATCTATCACTGTGGCCTAACGCTTTTCCTAACCGGCCTTCATGAAAACTTACATTGTTGCCGTTTGGAAATTGCGTTAGCTCTAAGTCATAGGGGTCTTGGTCAGTAACAATACCACCGGCGCCAATGCTTCTAAGCGGGACGTAAGCCATTAATCTGCGATTCTTTTAAACATGTAAACGGTAATGTAAGGCTGCACGATTGTATGCGCCGTGCCACTTCCAGTGGACGCTGTAGTACCAGATTGACTTGAGGTTAGAACTCCACCGCCACCTCGGTCATTATCCCCAGTGGTTGTCTGGTGGGCAGTAAATCCGTGTGTATGACTAGGCATCTCTGCAATTGTTAACGTGTGTGTCTTCGTACCACCGATCTCTTCAGCAGTATCAAAGTCAGTGTCGCCTGAATCTACACCCACCATAACTCGTCCAGCACCAAATGCTTCCCAGTTACCACCAAACAAGTTGCTTGGGTTGGTTGCTACAACAGATGTGTAAACAGAGCCGATTGGATAAACAGTTAAAAGTGTTGCCTTTGCATCTAATGCTGTTTGTAGCCCTGTCACGTTAGATAAAGCAACCGCACCAGAAAAGGTTCCCGCAGTTAGAGTGTTACTGTGGGGGTTGTAGTGAAAGCTGTTGTCTGTGTCCTTGTTCAAATATTCAGTGTCGTTTGCACTTACAGTTACATCTTCACCAAAAACCATTCGATGATTTTTGTCTGCGGAAACTGCGGGCGCATCTACCGATGATGCAATTTGAGCAACGCCTGTTAAATGGCCTGTCACGTTTGCAGTAAGCGTTGCGTCAGTGCCATTAGTCCCGTTTTGCAAGATAATACTTGTGCCATCGCTTGCGTAAACATCGCCCTGAATCTGTCCGACAATATTTCCTATAATGTTTGCCGTTACAACAGTCGCAGTAAAGCTTCCATTTGCGTCTCTCTTTACAATAGTAGACACGGTGTTAGCGTTGGTTGCTGTTCCAACATCCGTTGCCGCTGCATTGAGCTCCGTATGAGTGGCTGTAACAGCGCCTGTTAAACCTGTAGCACTATCTCCTGTGCCACCTTTGAAAGTCCGCTGTAAGACGGCCTTTATAAGACGAATATGATTATCTCCATCACTCACATTGTCATTACTTGTAGGATTAGATGGCGCTAATCCACTTATGAATGTTGAGCTTGTGTTTGCTTCAATGCCCATTATTTTTTCTCCTTCTTCTTGCTGGCAAGACCTTCAAAAGCGCCGCCGCCGAAATAAAAGCCGACAATTGTCAGCATGATCCAATCAATTTTAAAAGCTGTAATAAGCTCTTGAACGGCGGTTATGTCTCTCTCCATAAAAAACAAAACGAGAACCATTAGATAAGAACCCACAAACGTAAACCCGAATATTAGAGCTATGTAGCGTTGGGCAACCTTGAATGGTGCGTAGCTGGTTAATAATTCAGTTTTAGCTTTAGTTTTAGCTTCTATGGCTTCGGTCTCAGACGTATGCATGGAATCAATAAGATCGAGACCCTTACCAATCACATCGCCACTGCCTAAAATTGTGCTTAAAATACCCACTATTTATGCCCTAATAATTTTTGCACGGTGTCTGATTCGTAAATTCTTAACGCCATCCAAATAATAGTAAGCAAAGACGCCATTGGGGGTAACCAAGTAAAAAGACTTGCAAGCCCCGTACTTGCCGCAACAACATCAACAGCGGTTTTAGATTCTTCTGTCATTTTGTTTCCTAATATGTCCATAGCATTGCAGTTTCTTCTCGAATGTCTAAATGGACGAAAGTTTTAGCAGCGCCCACGCCAGTGAATCCAAGAGCCAAAGCGTGCTGAATAATTTCATAACGCTGTTTACCGCCAGTTACTTTAATGTCAGAAGCGATACCCTTAGTGTGGTATCCACCGCCGTTTGGCTTAATAATCTCAGCCGAATGAGAAGGGTCTCTGTAGCCACTTGTCACAATCATGGGCCATCCTAAAACAGTGCGGAGGTTATCGAGTTTTTTTATAAACTCGTCTTCCATACGATTCTCACCGCTCTCGCTACAGTCAAAATCTTCTCTTTTAAAATATTTAAAGTTACTCACTAACAGTCTCCATTACTCGGCTTAATGACTCTGCCTCCGCAATATCGTTTAATTTATCTACCCGAACCCTAAACATGGAGCTTGTAATTTTTTCGGGAAGAACGAAATAAATTAGTCTCTCGTTTATAGCCACTAACGCAAAAAAATCGACATCGCGTTCTCGATACATAACGCGTCTTCCTCGCGCCGTGCTCCATTGGAAGTACGTAGATCCGTTAATGTTGCAAGGGGATTTAGTCGCTTTTACTTGGCACTTGTAGAATCTGCCAGCGTAACTTTCGCAAATAAGGTCAAAAGGGCTTGTTGATGTTGCAAACGCTATCGTCTTAAAATGACGTTGTAGCACTGCTGCGGCAAAGAACTCGCCTGATGAGCCAACCCACGCATTATCAATAATGGATTGCATGTTGTATATTCTACATTAAGTTGTAAATATATCCAAATTTATAGGATACTCAAAACCGCTCAATAATTATTATAGTAAACGTCGCTCCCACTAAAATAATTGCTAGAATAAGTCCGCCCAAAACCTTAGGGTCTCTAAAGTCTTCGCTCATAGCGAACCCTGATATATTTCTACGGTCTCTGGATCAACGTACTTTGGCTCACAGAAAGCGGTCAGAGGTATTTTGAACGCTTTATTCCACTTGGACATGCCACTGCCGCCCCTAATGTTCTGAGTGCTCAGTCCGCGACTGAAGTGGATACAAGCGTTCATGTCTGCCCACGGCCCGTATTGCTCTCGAGATTCTTCATAGCCGTCGGAGTCCGTCAAGATAACGACAAGATAAAAGACGAGCTGTTTCACCTAATTACCTTAGCGTTTTTGTCAACCCAAACCAATTTGCAGATGCACTCGACCGGCTCATAGTTCCGCTGGCTTTTTGACAGTTGTTGACACATGTACCTACACGCTTGTAGATTTTGGTAATACACAGTTTTGCTTTCATCGACAGTACCGTTGATAAAAAACAAGAGCGCAAAAGCCATTTTCATCACTGCTTGGAAATCATAATTTCAATTAATTTTGCCAGCTTTTCATCACTCGCCGATGCAGTTTTTTCTTGACGCATGACAGAATCTGCAAGAACCTTTATGGCAGCAGCATTTAAAGCAACATCTCTGCCGGTTTTCGCTTGCTCCTTGCTCACCTCCAAAACAATCGCTTCAACGCGCTTTGTCTCTTTCGTCACATTTGCAATCGCGCTTTGACTTGAGCCCCATGCAACCGCCATTGCTACAATAGCCGCGCCCACCGGTAGCAACGCGGATGGTATCTTCAATTCACTCATTTGTTTTTTCCTTTTTTAACTTTTTTTGGTGGTCTACCAACTTTAGTTCCATATGAACCTTTTCCTTTTGGCATTATTATTTCCTCTTTTTGGCAGTCTTAGCTGCATTCTTAAAGTCAGCAGCAGTGGGTCTTCCTGCCGCACCCTTGGGGCGCGGCTTTTTGCCTTGCGCTCGTTTTTTGTGGATGTTGGCGTATAGACCTTGTTTAGCCATTACCAAGGCACCTCCGATACAATTGAAGGAGCTTTCGACTCAGCAATCTGGGCCGCAATAGAAGTCTCAATGTCATCAACAGTAATCTGTGGACAATCTTTGACCCAACCTACTGCCATCTCTTCGGTTATATCGGAGAACAATACGAAACCGTCTCCGTCTATGTCAGGTGTAAAACTGCAAGTACCATAAGAGCTACCGTAATGACTAACTGCGTCATCACCAGTGCCTACTTCCTCGCTATCACTTGCTCGCCAGTGTGCGACGATTACACCATCGTCTGATGAGTTACGGTCTAGTTGTACTACTGTCCACGTTACTGCCATGAGATTATCCTCTCGTTATATTGCTGAAATTATGAATGCGAGTAGTTGGTTGTAGCGAACTCCCAACCTAGTTTTTTCTACGCCATCTTCTGTCCAAGTGTCACTGGTGAACATTGCGTAACGTCCTGCGTCTAATGATTCAGCCGCAAATGCGGCTTGTAAGTCTTGGGCTATGATTCCAAAGTGGATACGAGCGTCATCGCCTTTCTCTGCGACTGATGATTTCCATCGGAATTTCTTGAGTAGACCTTTGCAAGCCACTGCTACACGTTGCTCTGCATCAGTGAGGTTTTCTATGTCCTGCTTCTCATTACGGTCAGACGTTTGGATCGTGCCGTTGGTTGCGAAAACGTCATCCCACCTATGAGAATACATACCTAAGTCTAAGTAGTTATCCACAGCGGCATCAGTGTCGGGTCGATAAGGCACTACCGCGTTGTATGAACCATTGAAATATAATCCAACGTCGGTTGCGCCTATATAGGGGGCTTTGACACAGTGTGATAGGTAGAGGTCTTTGAAGCGATAACTTAAATGACCAAGATTAGTGTCGTTATCAACAATAGGATAAATCTGGTCTAAATCAAAGTTATATCTCTCTGTTCCGGCCGTGTTTATTTTAAAAGTACCGCCTTGCGAGTTTATGTAAGTGTTAGTCCCAATACTACCAATACTACCTACGGTTGTGCCGTCTTTGTCTAACTTTATGATTTCACCATCAGACCCAGTTCGGTTCACACGCAAAGGCTCAGAGCCATCACCGCGAGTGAAAATTGCCCCAAAGCTACCTAGTCGACATCCTGCGACAGCTACATTAGTAGTAGTCTTACCCACGAGCAAATCACCGCCAGCCGTCAGCGTCATGTCATGGTTAGTACCGTCAGGAGTCCAACGACAAGAGCCGTCTGAATTGATGCGAAGTCGCTCACTGCCGCCAGTATAAAACTGAAAAAAACCGCCTCCAGTTGTTGCAGTGGCAAATCCTAAATTATCTGCGTCAGAAAATATGCGTGGGTTTTCGCTTTCATTAGCGTTATTTCCCATTGCAAGCTGACCACCGCTTGCTCCATTTGTTAATTGCAGTAATCTACGACTGCCTCCTGCGCTAAAAGTTGGGACAACACCAATACCCACCGACCCTGATGAGTCTATGCGCATGCGTTCTGAGCTTGCGTTTGCGTCAGTAATTGTAAGACTACCGTCTGTAGTGCTTAAAATGTCATAAGCACGTCCTGACCCTCCAGCAACCTGTAGTCTTGCACCTGTATTTACACCACTGGTTCTTAGATGTATTTTTTGTGCAGGGGTAGTTTCTCCAATACCCACGCGCCCTGATGAGTCTATGCGCATGCGTTCTGTCTTAGAGCCGAATACAGCACTACCTACTGAGAAAGTTATTCCAGAGTCTCCCCAAGCTCCTAGATTTAGCCAGTTGCCGTCAGACGCAGAATTAGCAGCACCTCTCCAAATTCCAATATTGTCATTACCTGTGCCTCCGTCTCCTAATGCAAGTTTACCTGCGCTATTTGAAGCAGAACTCACCCTAGCTTCGTCTAATACTTGTAAGCGACTAAACGCATTGGAGACACCAATACCCACGTTGCCTGATGAGGATATTCGCAAAGCCTCAACCTCGTTTGTGAAGTCAGTAGGGCCATGTTGATAAATGACAAGATCACCAGCACCATAACTACCTGTGTTAACCTTCTTAATTGAAGGGCCACTTACAGGGTATGTTGCAACATCACCAAAGGAGTAGAACGCAAGTTTAGGGCTGTCCGTATTACCAGTGGTTGCAAAGTTATTTGCCAATACGACCTTATCTGTACCTGCATTTACAGTAAGCCCTGTGCTTGACACTGACCCAACATTTGCCGTCCCTGCTAGGTGTAGGTCTTTGAAGCGATTTCCTGAAGTACCTAAATCAATATTTCCATTGTCAGCCGCGTCATTCTTTCTTGGCTGTATCGTATTTCCTGACGTAAACAGAAGTCCACTTGAGTTTGCGCCAATGCCGCCAATGTATAACTCCCCTGCGTGTGGAGTACCAATACTACCTACGGTTGCGTTGTCTTTTTTGAATTGAAGAATGCCTCCGTCGGTAGTTGTCCGATTAAAATAACCACAAAAATCACTAGCGCATGAAGTTACGACATATCCTGTGGGATTTAACTCAGAACCTATAAAAGAAGAACCCACAGAAGTCTTACCCACCAAAAGAGTACCAGAAGCCTTCAGCGTCATAGCCTGAGCGTTTAGTGTAATATCTCCTGATGATGAAGAAAGCTGAAGGTCATTGCCAGTAGCGGCTATGTAATACGTTCCTAGTGTAAGATATTCAGATGTTCCTGCTCTGGTGAATCTTAGATTGCCGCTTGCATCAGGAGCATAAGACGAAATTGGTATTGTTGCGTGTGCCGCTACACCAACCCCTATAGTGCTATTAAACTTAGCCGCATCCATCGTGGCTGTGCCAGTAACGTCTATGCCTGTGGAGGTGGTGGCTAGTTTGATGGCGCTGTTGTGATAAAGGGTTACAGGGCCATCAGGCTCAAATGTTGCTATGGCTTCATCTGGGCTAGAATTTTGTTTATAAAATCCAGAAGTAGAAACTCCTGCTGTTT